GCCGTCGCCGACCGCGTGCTGCGCACCCGCCTCGCGGATGCGGCGCAGCTTTCATGGCGGATGGAGATGGACCTCAGCATGCCTGAGAGCGAGTTCGTCGATTTGACGACGCTGGCTAACATCGGCGAGGCTCTGCTCATGCCGGCAGCAGACGCGCAACGTTGAGCAAAGCCCCAAGGTGCCGGCTCAGGTATATTGCCCCCCACTCGCGAGCACTCCCGCAGTGTCGCCAGGAAAGTAGTCCGGTCCCGCCCCGTTAACATTGATGACGCCATTGAGCACCGCCTGATAGCGCGGTCCTGCGGCCGTCCCGGACCAATTCACACCATAGGACGTGATGAGCCCGGTTGACTGTGCATGGGCAAAGCCGAATGAAAAATCCGGAGTGCCCACGATGTCGACCGAACCAAGGGCGTAGAAGATGTGCCCTCCCGCATCGGCATAGAGATGGTGCGGAGCCGCTCCTTCAATCTCGATCTCGCCGCCCAGCATCTCCACGAAGGCACCGTTGTCCGCCCCGATGTGCCGGAAGCTGCATGAGCCGAAAGCATTCTTCCCAGTCAGGAAGACGACGGCCCCGTAGCGCGCCCACACGCCCACGTCGCCGCTGATCTTGACGCCTTCGAGCCTTACCTTTGCGCCCGCTCCATCCACCAGGATGGCGTTGGCTCCGCTGACAGCAATCTCGACATTCGCCGGAGCTGTCGGATTGCCGATGATGTTGAGTTGCGACCCGTCGAACATCGCCCGGTTGATCCAACCGCCGCTCGAGTAAGTGCCATCTGCAAGCTGAATCGTCACCGCATGGCCCGCCGGATCGACATTTAGGGCGGAGTCGATAGCCTTCTGGATCGTCTGAAAGGCAGAGTTCGGGGAAAGCCCGTCGTTGGCGTCGGAGCCGGTGTCGGGATCGACGTAATAGGTCCGGCTCGCGCCAAGCACCTCACGGCGTGGCGTCGAAGGCAGACTGACCCGCCCGCTCGACCTGTCGATGACGATCGCCTCGTGCCAGACGTTGCCGTCGGGGCTGACCTTGAAATGGTAGTCGTCGTCGCCAGCGAGGCCCATCTCGGCGCGCCCTGACCAATTGGTCTGGAACAGGATGGTGCCTGACTCGCTGCTCGCGGCCTTGTTGATCTTCAGCTGATGGCCGCCGCCTTCGTGCGTGAATAGCGAAGCCGGAGCAGCAACCGCGAGCCGGTTCGTGGCATCGGCCGTAGCATTGATGCCGAGCTTCGGGGCCGGATCCACAAGGGCTGCGGGCACCCATGATGCGCCATTCCAGGCAACCAGCAGATCCTCGTCAGCGATCCAGGCTGTCCATCCCTCCCGCGGCGTGTAAAAGGCCCAGGCTCCATCCTGAAATGCGGCGATCTCGTTCTCATGCCCGGACCACGCGCCCGATGCGCCCTCCGCCACGATATAGCGCGCGCCGTCGGCAGGGTCGGCCGGTGGCTCCGGCAGGTCACGATCCTCAACAGCGATGTGAACCAACGCATCGAGCGCGCGGATCGCCTCGTTATGCGTCACGTGCTTTTGTGCTTGCGCGGGAGCGATGTAGGGCAATTTGAGATTGGGCGTCTGGAACATCTCGGGCTTCCTGTTGGCAGTAGCGACCCGAGAAGGATGACTCCGGTCCAGAGCGCGGGGATAAGTTTACAGTGCGCTGAAAACGCAAAGATCGCGCCGATTGGACGAAGGGAAATTACTCGACCGGACGGCACATGAACCAGTTCGGCACCCCGAGCACGTCGACTTGCTTTCTTACTGCAAAACCGAGCGTCTGATAGAAGCCTACGTTCACTTCCAGATCCGTTTCCAGACAGGCGACTGCCCCGAGCGCATCCATGCACTGGCAGCAATGCGTCATCAAACGCCGCGCGATTCCTCGCCGCCGGTATGCCGGAAGCACCGCCAGCGGGCCAATATGCCAATGCGGAACAGTTGAATCATTGCGGGACCAAGCCATGAGCCATTGGACAATGCGAAGCGTCACGGCCGGCGGGTTGCTAGCGGCGATCAGCGGACCAATCCACAATTTGTCCGCCCATGTGGGACGACACCGGCCAGGTTTTATCATGCCCAGCACACCTGTCAGTTCACCCTGTATGTAGGCGCCCAAGATCTCGCCATTGGCCTGGACATAAGGCAGCACGAGGCCGAAGAAGCGCAGCAAACGCCGCTCTCGCTGCTCTGAATCTGAACCGAATATCTCGATGTGCAGGGGGTTGTTCAGCATGGCATGCGCCAGCAGCCTTGCCGCCACGTCCAATTTGCCAGGTGAGATCACCCTGATATCAAGGGCGAGGTCATCACCCGCACGATCGTTGGCTGCTGATTCTCGCGCCATGACTCGACGCAATGCCCGCATCCCGGAGAGAAAGGTCGGATTCTAAACCAGGCAGCGCCCAATGCAGCTGCGTCCGGGACTTGCGGCGCAATCGTACTCGTGTGACGCAACACCTATCTCTAATATTACTCGTGCATCGAAATGCCGGAGGCGATGAGACCCGGCAACCCCGGCTCCGCAAACTCAGCTGGATCAAACACGCAACGACGGACGAATGGACCATCATCGGATGGAACGGTTGAGGAATGACGGGTAAGGCACCAAAACCGACGAACGCTGCCCCCTACTCAGGCTCGCATCGCTTCGCAGTCGCCCCGATGATGGATTGGACGGACGATCTGAGAAAGCAAAGCCCCGGCAAGGGTTTATGCCGGGGCCTTTGTGATACGTGATACCGTCAGAGTACGCTCAGAAGCTAAGTCCCGTTCAGATAGGCTTGAAACCTCACCCATGCATCGTGAAGCTTCTCGATTGCTCCAACTATTGCTGCGGTGCCCGACGCGAGCTGCTTCAGACGATCAAAAAGCGTTGTAACAACGATGTTGCTTGGGCTCTTGCTGGCCGCTTGATCCGATATAGCCGTGACCACTTCTACCATCTGCTCTCGCAGCTGGTCGTCGATTGCTTTGCTATTGACAATAGCCTCGGCCAAGTCCTTCAGGCGCGCCCCGAACTCCTCGCGCTCCGTGTTCCGCGACAACTCGATTGCAGCATTGATCCTCGCCAAGTGGCCTGTGTTCACGACCCCAACACTTGAGTTGGTGATGTGGATATTGTTGTAGGTACGAGAACTAGCGGCGGCCCTGGCAATCTCGGCCACAGGTATTCTCCCTCTCGAAGGCGCGATCGGCATGGCCCAGTCCGCGTTATCTAGGGCCTGGTTGAGAGTCGCTGCAGCTTGCAGCCACTGCTTGAAATTGATGTCTTGCCACATCGAAAGGCAGGGCAGGCAGAGCGGGATCTTATGCTCGCCATCACCTACCACGTAAAATGCTGGTCGAGAGCACTGCGCACATGTCATGATTCGCTTTTAGCATAGACATACTTCGGATTGAGCCCGATGTTCGGCGTTCCTCCACTGATCTCTGTATGGCGATCGGAGCTTAGCGGACTGTCCGCGGCCTTCGAGTTCATCGCATTTCTTCCGCGCCGCTGCTCGCCTGCGATTGATCCAGCCGGCAAGGTCCTGAAGAAGAGCGCCGCGGGCGGCCTTCTAGCTCGTCTGACCCCGGTGATAGGTCAGTAGATCTCGTCCGGTTCAATGATTGAGCCCTCCGGGCTCCGCTGTTGGCCTACAAGTGCGCCGGTCTCGACTCCATGGCGATGAGCGGGTAATCCGCTAGTTTGTGTGCTGATGGGCGGAAGAAGGGGGGCAAATGGAGACTCGCTATCAGGTATTCGTCAGCTCCACGTTCGTCGACTTGATCGAAGAGCGTCAGGCGGTGATGCAGGCGCTATTGAGCCTGAACCTCTTCCCCGCCGGCATGGAGCTGTTTCCAGCATCGGACGACGATCAGTGGACACTGATAAAAGGGGTTATAGATGATAGCGACTACTACATCATCGTAATCGGTGGGCGGTACGGTAGTCTTTCACCGGAAGGCATAAGCTATACTGAAAAGGAGTTTGATTACGCAGTTGAATCCAACGTTCCGATATTAGCGTTTCTTCATGAAGCACCTGAAGAGCTTCCAGTCAAGAAGACGGATCAGAGTGATGAAGCACGAGCGAAGCTCGCCCGTTTGCGCGAAAAGGTGCAGACTGGACGTCATGTTAAGTTCTGGAAAAATGCCCATGATCTAAAGGCGCAAGTCATTCTGTCAGTCTCAGCGGAGACCAAACGCAACCCCAGAGTGGGGTGGGTTAGGGCAAATGCTTCGAGCGATCCAGCGCGATTGAATGCACTGAATGAGGAGATCGAACGGCTAAGATCTGAGCTTGCTAAGGCTCGCACTTCGCCGCCAGTTGGTTCGGAAGTGTATTCTCAGGGCGACGACACTTACAAAATTACCTATTCGATCAAGAAGACTTGGGGGGAAAAAGAATACTTGGAAGTTGAACTAACATGGGACGAAATATTTTACGAAGTTGGCCCACTAATAATGGACGAAGCAGCGGAACACGTCATCAGAAAACGCCTATCGGAAGAGTTGTGGAAATACGACGACAACGTAAAAACTGAACCTTTGACTTCTAAAATAGAAAACGACTCATTCGAAACTATAAAAATACAACTGATTGCTTTGGGCTACATGAGGAAGAGCGAGCGAAAGCATCCGCCAAGTGATCGAGGCGTCTACTGGTCAATTACACCATATGGAGAGGAGTATTTAATGAGGTTGCGGGCAATAAGGCGTGAATAGCAGACCCACAACCCCGTTAGACATCAACTCCTGCCCTGGAGCTGGTCGCATTCCTTCCGGGCCGCTGCTCGCCTGCGATCAATCCAGTCGGCCAAGTCCTGAAGATGCACGCCGCGGGCAGCCTTCTGGCTTGCCTCGATCATCACCACGGGCAGATCGATCTTGCCTTCGGTCGCCTTCCTGACGAACTGCGCGGGCGTCAGATGACTGAAATAGTCGCGACATACCTCGTCGAGCGGGATCACGGCGCGGCCCTGGTATTGCGCCATGAGCAGGAACGCCGTGTTCAAATCTCCCTCCTGTAGATCACGCCGTTGATCTCCAGCACGTCAGGCATCGGTGTCACGGCCTGCGCTGGGGTGATGCCAAGCTCGGCCATGCAGGCGGCAAGGTGCGGCTCTCGCCGCGCTGCCTCGATGTCCCGCGAGAACTCGAGCCAGGGTCTTCTGGTGCCGGCGGCGCGCTCGCTGATTTCCAGCCTGCCGGCGAACTCGCGCGCGAGGATCACGGTCACGAGCGTGTCGTCTCCGGCGCGGTTTTGCCAGAAGCGCATTGCCGATTTGCGCGCCTGGGTCTTGTCGCTGGGCAGCTCCTTGCGAGGCGGCTTGAACACGATGTCACCATTGCGCTCGTACAGAGCCACGGATGCGAACGGGGTCATGGTTAGACCCTCATCGCCCTAATCAGGCGGGTCCTCGTCTCGTCGCTGTCCGTGATCGAGAACGGCGTCCCCTGCCCCGCCAAAATTGCCACATCGCATTTCCGCTCCACGACGCAGCAGATTGGTCTCATAGCCTGCTTGAGCGCACGTCCGTCGATAGTAACAAAATCAGTCATCGCGTTGCCGCCCTCTGTTGCGCATCGTTGCGTTAATCACAACAGTAAGGGCGTTTTTGAACACGTGTCAATGATCGGCCTAGGCGGGTGCGCGGCCCACCTGTTAACAATTTTTCAGGAAGTCCTCGGGGACACCGTAGCGGTCGAACATAATCGCAAGCCGCGCGATCCACGGCGGGATCGGCGCGCCTTTTTCGTAGCGCCTGATCGCGACCGAAACTGTGTTGTCTGTGCCCTGGTAGCCGAGCGCACGCCCCATCTCGATCACGCTCAAGCCAAGCCGCTTGCGGATTGCGGCGAACTCGACGCCAGTCATTCCTAACCTCCAAAAGATCAAGGGGGCCGAAGCCCCCTCTCTCTTATCGCCCGACCGACAGGCCGAAGGCTACACGGCTCAGAGCGTATATAAGGGCCGGCACTGCGATGCCCAGGGCGATCGCCGGGTAGATCATCGGGCCGGATGCCTGCGCTCCGAATGCGAGCGCGTTCATGAGGGCCGATGCGATCAGCGTGCCAATGATGGCCGGCTTCGTGTAGCGGCCAATGTCCTTGCGGACGCCCGGCGTGGCTGCGCAGAGCTGCGCGATCTCAAGGGCTATGAAGCCCAGGTCGATGCCGATCGCCATGCTCCACGCTTCCCAGCTCGGAGCCTGCGTCACGAGCTTGATTCCGTGAGCAAGATGACTAAGTGAAAGGCCGGTCAGGACGACCCCTACCGCGGCGACGGCTGCGGCCGAGTATTGTTGACGGGCTATTCGGCGGCGATAGCCAGGCGAGCGGCCCGGCTTTGATTTCGGCCTGCGGGCGCGCGTCGGGGCGGGCAGCTTGTGGACGGTAGCATTCACATCAGTTCTCCTTGACTAGGCGAGCGTCAATCGCTCTCTGTTGCGATAATCGCAACATATATGGCGTTTTGGCGTTGTCAAGTTCTTGCCTAGTATTCTTCAGGCAAACACAAGAAATTCTGTGTCAACGGGAAGCTAAATCATTGCAATGGGGGGCTTCGTGGCGAAGTCAAAGCAGGTTGCAAGGTTTGCAATTGGCAACGAGACTGGAGCATGTTCCGAGGTCTGGACATGCTGGGCGAACGGCTCTGATTTCTATATGACCGCCAATGAGATAAAGGGGGCCAAGAAAATCAGTTTTCACTCAAGCGGCATCTGCCAGTATGCGTTGCTAGAGAACTTCTTCGCGAAGGTTCGTAATCATTATGGCCGGAAGGATCGTACAGTTCTGAGGTGGAGGCGACCACCAACGCCCGACCGAGGGCCATTGCTGGTGGCGTATTTTGTATTCGCTGCGTTCGAGACATGGGAGCCATTCTGGGAGATCGAAGACAAGCCGATCACATTACTCGCACCACCTGAACACGGGTGGGCCAGAGTAGTAAATGTGGTTTACTCGCGTGAAGATCCCGACAACCATTGCGGAGGCACGCCGCCAGAAGAAGTCTACATAGCACGTTTCAAGCTGGCGAACGGAGATTTTGTCACCTTGATACCGGGCTTAGTTGAACTGCCTAGGGGCTTTTTTGACGAGCAGCCCATCCCGGACGTCCCGATATTCTCGAAAATTGATCCGGCAGTTACAGATGCCCGAAATATTGCGGTACTTATACCGGCGCTCCACGAGCCCGATGGGCCGCTAAGAGTATCCTCGCTTCACAACATGCGGATGCGGACAATCCCCATCGAGCAGTATGAACGTGAACGACAGGAATCAAGCCTTTTGGCCAAGCTAAGAGGTTTGGTGCGCAAGTCGTGAGTTGGACTGCGGTCAAGCCGCCCTGCCCTTACTAGGTGCTGCCCTCTGCCGGTTCCTCGTCGTCGGCCTCTGCGCCAAGCCGGCTTCTTTGATCTCGGCAATCGTGATCGGCTCTCCGTTGAGGTAGTATTCCCCTGCCCATGCGATCCGCACGCCGCGCTTGCCGTTCCACTGCCGACGCCAGATCGTCATTGTCAGCCGACCGATCGGCGTGTCGATGCCGGCGCTGGCATCGTGCTCGGGGCCGGTCACACCGTTCCCGTGGGCTTTCATCCAAGCTGCTCGGGCGGCCTGCTGCACGCGCTCCAGGTAATCGACGCGCTCCAGCCGCGCGACCCTCACCGGCTGGCTTGCGCGCAAGCGTTTAATCGCCTCGATGATCCGGAGCGCTTGGGGCGTCGGCACTTCGTCGCCGATCGCGTCGTTCGTCGCGCGCAACGCGTCAGTGATCGCATCCTCGCGCGCCATGCGGGCGGCGTAGGTCACGGCTGATCGCCTCTTTCGATGGCGTCGGCTATGGTCCTCGCCTCGTTGCCGGCGAACGTGTAGCCGACAAGGATGCTGGCATGCACAGTGGAACGGTCCCCGTTGGCTTTTGCAATGTGCTCGTCCATTTCCGCGCACACGCGCTTCATGCTCGTGGCCGTGATCTCCATGCACCGGCGCTCGCGCTTGTTGGGACGGCAATTCAGGGCAACGTCAACTTCAAGGCGGATCATTCGTGCTCTCCTTGATGTTGCGATAATCACAACATGCCAGATGCCATCGAGGTTTGCAAGCAGGTTTTTAAGCGCCGATCAATGCCGCTGTATAAACGCGGGTTGCGGGCCGGGATTTCGCAACTCGACAGCGAACTCAGACTCTTAAAAACCTCCTTGTCACACAATCTCAATCAATATCAGTGGGTTAGCAGTGACAAAGACATTTCTAATAAGTCCGCAAACTTTTTTAATTTGGGGGGCAGACACACGTTTATACATTGCAGCGTGTTTATACGCGCGCCACGTCGCCAAATTAAAAATTTTCGGCCGCTCTTAGAAACCTCCCCGCGGAACCTCAACAGCATCAGCAACACACCGCAGCAACCATTCGCGCGATATCTATGAGCCTCATTGCAGGCTCGAAGAACCATGTCGAAACTGACGCCGAAGCAGGCGAGATTTGTCGAGGAATACCTGATCGACCTGAACGCAACTCAGGCGGCAATCCGTGCTGGCTATAGCGCGAAGACGGCAAACGAGATCGGCGCGGAAAACCTAGCGAAACCTAGCATCAAGGCTGCGATCGACGCGGCCATGGCTGAGCGCTCGCAACAGACGAAGATCGATGCGCAATGGGTGCTCAAGCGCCTGGCTGCGGAAGCTGAAGCCGATATCGCTGATCTCTACGACGACGACGGCAATCTCCTGCCGGTCGCGGAATGGCCGCTGATCTGGCGGCAAGGTCTCGTGCAAGGCATCGAGGTCGAGGAGCTGTTTGAAGGGCGCGGCGCTGATCGCGTCCACATCGGCCGGCTGCGCAAGATCAAGCTCGATAGTCGCGTCAAGCGCATTGAGCTGATCGGCAAGCACATCGGCGTGAACGCGTTCCAGGAGAACGTGCATCACACCGGGCTCGATGCGCTGGGCGATCGGCTGGAGCGGGCGCTTAAACGCAATGGCTGATCGGCCCGATCCAAACGATCGCATCATCGAGCTGGCCGCGTCGTGCCACTTCGATCCGCTGCGCTGGGCGCATCTCGCGTGGGATTGGGGCCATGGCGAGCTGGAGCGGCATTCAGGGCCACGCGAGTGGCAAGCCGATCTCTTCCGCATCATCCGCGATCATCTCGCCGATCCGGCGACGCGCTACGATCCGCTGCAAATCGCGGTCGCATCAGGCCACGGCATCGGCAAGTCCGCATTCATGGGCATGGTCTCGAATTGGGCCATGTCGTGCTGGTCGGACACGATGATCGTCACGACGGCGAACACCGACACACAGATGCGGACGAAAACTGCACCGGAAGTCGGCAAGTGGTTCCGCACCTCGCTGACCGGCCATTGGTTCGATATCCAGGCCACATCGATCAAGTCGAAGGACAAGGCGCGCGCCGATAAATGGCGACAGGATTTCGTGCCTTGGTCGGAGCACAACACTGAAGCGTTCGCCGGGCTCCACAACGAAGGCAAGATCATTCTCCTGCTCTTCGACGAAGCCTCGAAGATCCACGACAAGGTTTGGGAAGTTGCCGAAGGCGCGCTGACTGACGAGCACACCGTCATCATCTGGATCGTGTTCGGCAACCCAACGCAGAACAGCGGGCGCTTCCGCGAGTGCTTCCGCCGCTATCGCCACCGCTGGATCACACGACAGATCGACAGCCGCACGGTCGAAGGCGTCAATCTCCGCAAGATTGCGCAATGGGCTGCCGACCATGGCGAGGACAGCGATTTCTTCAAGGTCCGCGTTCGCGGACAATTCCCGAGCCAATCAGCCATGCAGTTCATCTCTGCCGACGACGTTGACGCCGCGCGCAATCGCCATCTTCGCAAAGAGCAATACAGCTTCGCGCCGAAGATCATCGGCGTCGATCCCGCATGGACGGGCGACGACAAGCTGGAGATCATGTTGCGGCAAGGGCTCTACTCCAAAAGCCTCGCGAGCCTGCCGCGCAATGACAACGATATCGAGGTCGCGAACCTGATCGCGCGGCTGGAGGATGAGCACCAGGCCGACGCTGTTTTCATCGACGCGGGATACGGGACGGGCATCAAGTCTGCCGGCGACGTGATGGGCCGCGCGTGGCGGCTGATCTGGTTTTCGGGCAAGCCGATCGATCCCGGCTTCCTGAACAAGCGCGCCGAAATGTGGGGCGTCATGAAGCGCTGGATCAAGGCCGGCGGCGCGATCGATCCCAAGGACGAAGAGCTTTATCAGGACCTCATAGGGCCTGAGACGGTGCCGCGTTTAGACGGCAAGATACAGCTCGAAGGCAAAGAGGACATGAAAGATCGCGGCCTGCCGTCGCCGAACAAGGGCGATGCGCTCGCGCTGACGTTTGCCGAGCCTGTTGCGAAAAAAGCCACACATGTTCGAGCCGGCAACCATTCGCGCGTAGAGGTCGATTACGACGTGCTTGGATAACGCGAATGGAGAGGACCATGTGATGAGCGCGCGAGCCGGTTTCCTTATCAACGCAACTCTGATCGCCGCATCGTTCGGGGCTGTTCTCGCAATCACGATTATTGGGGGCTGATGATGCGCGCGCCCGTGCCGCTTGAAATAGCACTGACGGATCGCTTCGCCATCGCTCGCAATGTGGCGACGAACGGGCGGCTGTTCTGCGCAATGCTCGCGGCGATCAATGTCACCGCTGGGCAGCACGCGCTCGCGATCCTGGCTGCACTCCCGGTCGGCCTTGCGGCGATCGTCGATCAACTCCCGGCCGGCAAGTTGCGGGCCTTCGCCTCGCTCGGGGTGTACGGCCTGGCTGCTCTCGTGACGCTCGAAGCTCTTGCAAGACTATGGTGAGACGCAATGTGCATGGTCAAACAGCCTGAACCACCGCCGCCTCCGGTGCTGCCGCCTGAGCCTGCCCAAGCCAAAGCTCCTGACGCTGGCGCTGTTCGCAGCCAGACGGGCCGTCGAACGCTCGATCGGATGCGGGCCGGCGCGGGAACGATCCTCACCTCTGGCCGCGGCGTGCTGAGTGCGGCACCGACGATGCACAAGACGTTGCTCGGGCAGTGATCGCATGGCCGACAACGCGCCGCGCTACGAGACACAGATCCAATACCATCGCCGACGCGCTGAAGAGCTGAAACAGGTTCGTCAGCCGTGGGAGAGCGTATGGCAAGCTGTGGCCGATTACATCGAGCCGACGCGTTTGCGCCTCAACTCGCGCAACGAAGGCGCAACGTCACGCAAGCACATCATCGACAGCCGCGCGACGTTCGCCTATCGCACTCTCAAATCAGGCATGCATTCCGGCCTCACGTCGCCGGCCCGGCCGTGGTTTCGCCTGACGACATTCGATCCTGATCTGAAGGATTACGCGCCGGTCAAGGAATACCTGGCCGCTGTCGAGACGGCCATGCGCGAGGTATTCCAACAATCGAACATCTATTCGTCGTTCCACACCGGCTATGGGGATCTTGGGCAGTTCGGGCAATCGGTCGGCATTCTGGTCGAGGACGATCTTAATACTGTCCGGATGCAGCAGCTCCTGCATGGTCGCTTCTGGATCGCGCGTGACGAGGCTGGTCGCGTCACGACGCTTTATCGGCAATTCCGCTGGTCGGTGCAGCGCATCGTTGCGCGCTTCGGCTATCGCAATGTGAGCCAGCGGATCAGAACGCTCTACGACAACGGACGCTATGATGAGCGGTTTGACATCTGGCATGCGATCGAGCCGCGCCTGAACCGCGATCCGAGGCTGATCGACAAGCGCAACAAGCCGTTCCTGTCGAACTATTGGGAAGACGGCGGCAGTGAGCGCGACGGGCTGCTTGAGGAAAGCGGCTTCGACGAGAACCCGTTGATCGGCCCTGCGTGGGAGCTGATCGAGGAAGATCATTACGCCATGTCGCCGGGGCAAATGGCGCTGGGCGACGTGAAGATGCTCCAGCGCGAGCAACAGCGAAAGCTCGAAGCCATCGACAAGCTCGTGCGGCCGCCGATGCAAGGACCGACGAGCATGCGCAACAACCCGGCTTCACTCCTGCCGGGCTCGATCACCTATGTCGATGATCCGACCGGCAAGGGCTATCGCCCGGCCATGGATGTCAACCTGCGCCTGGGCGAACTGCTGGAGGATATCAAAGACGTTCGCGATCGGCTCGATCAGGTTTTCTACGCCGATCTGTTCCTGATGCTTTCGAACCTCGAAGGCATTCAGCCGCGCAACACGTTTGAAATTGCCGAGCGCAAAGAGGAAAAGCTGCTCGCGCTGGGGCCAGTGCTGGAGAACGTCTATAACGGCCAACTCGAGCCGACGATTGATCGCACTTACGCGATCATGAACCGCCGCGGGATGCTGCCGCCGCCTCCTCCCGAGCTGGTCAACCAGGATCTCAAGATCGAATACATCTCGATTTTGGCCCAAGCGCAAAAGGCTGTGGCGACAGGCGCGATCGAAAGAAGCTTCGCGTTTGCAGGCCAGCTCGCTGCGGTCAAGCCTGACGTTCTCGACAAGCTCGACGCTGACGAAGCCGTTGACGTGTATTTCGACGCCGTTGGGGCTCCGCCGTCGCTGGTCGTGCCGGATGACAAGGTTGCGGAAATCCGCGAAGCGCGAGCGCAGAAACAGCAGGCGGCAGAGAATGCGGCGATGGCTGCCGAGATCGCGCCGGCTGCGAAAGCTGGCGCTGACGCTGCCGCCGTGCTGGCGGAAGCTCAAGACAATCCCGGCGGCGGCGCTCTCCTCCAGCAATTGGGCATCGGCTGATGACAGGCGATTTGAAAGAGCAACTGTCTCCGCTGGAGACGATCGAGCGCGAAGAGCTGTCGAAGGCATTTCGCGACGTGTTCGCGACGGCAGCCGGCAAGCGCGTGCTGTTCTGGATGCTGGAACAGTGCGCGATCTACCAGGACGCATACGCGGGCGACAACAACGCGACCAACTACACGTTGGGCCGGCAATCGGTGGGACGGCGGCTGATCGGCATGCTCGATCAGATTGATCCGCGGCTCTACCCGAAGCTGTTGCTGGCTGTTGCGGACCTGAAGCTCATCGATCGAGCGGCAGCGCAACGCGGGTCGCATCAGGAGGAAGAGGAAGATGAGGAATAGGTTTCTCGGTGGTGTCAGCCTGCTCGCGATGATCCTGCTCGCGCCTGATGACGGCGGCGGCGCGGGTGGCGGCGACCCAAAGCCACCGGAGAACGTGCTGTTCCCCAACGATGGCGATCAGGGCAATAAGGACCAGGCCGGCGGCGACGGCGATAAGGGCGCTGGCGAATGGAAAGAATACGTTCCCGATCCGAACAAGTCGGACGAAGAGAACGCGCGGCTTAAAGCCGAGCACGACAAAACGAAGCCGACCGCAAAAGACGACAAGGGCAAAGACGATCTCGATACCGTTCCCGAGGATGGCAAGTACGAGCTGACGATGCCTGAAGGCGTCGAGTTGGATGCCGAATTGCTCGATGCAGTTTCGTCCGATCTGAAAGCGAAAGGCTACACGAGGCGCGAGGCGCAAAGTCTCGCGGACAAATTCATCAAGGTCCAGCAGGAGCGCGAGATGAAGCGCGCCGCGGATTGGGCCGACACGATCCAGAAGTGGGCCGACGATGCGAAGGCCGACAAAGAGATCGGAGGCGACAAGTGGGAAGCCACTGTCGTCGCTTCACGCCGGGCGGTCGATAGGCTCGGGACGCCAGCGCTCAAAGAATATTTGAATGCGACTGGTGGCGGTAACCATCCGGAGCTTATTCGGTTCATGGCGAAAGTCGGGGCGATGATCAAAGAGGACAATCCCCCAACAGGCGGCGCGGAGGGGGCGGGCAAGCCCGTCGATCCCGCTCACGTGCTCTTTCCCAACGATGTTCCGAAAGGCGGGTGACAATGGCGACAATCGGCAATTCCTATCCCTCCCTCATTGATGCCTATAAGGGCTCGATGGAGGGCACTGTTGTTGAAATCCTCAATCGTCAAAATCCCATTCTTGACGATGCGATCGCAACACAGTGCAACATGGACTCCGTTCACCGGCACATGATCCGCACTGGATTGCCGAGCGTTTCCTGGGGCCGGCTGTATCAGGGCATCCCTCAGTCCAAGGCGACGATGCAGCAGGTTGACGACACGACAGGCTTCCTTGAGGCCGCGTCGCAGGTCGATACCCGCCTCCTCGCGCTTGCGCCCGATCCGGCCAAGCAGCGTCTCACGGATAGCGCTCCCTATCTGGAGGCGATGAACCAGGAGATGGCGACAGGCATCTTCTACCACGACACGGCCACGACGCCCGAAAAGTTCAAGGGCTTGGCAGCACGTTACAACGTGCGCGGTGGCGCTGGGGCCGGCAACCAGGTCATCCACGGCGGCGGTTCCGGAAACGACAACACCTCGATTTGGTTCGTCACGTGGGGCGATCATGCGACCTCGCTGCTCTATCCGAAGGGCACGAAGGCTGGTGTCGCGATCGAGGACAAGGGCGAGCAGCGCGTTACCGATGCCAACGGCAATCCGTACTACGTCAAGGAGACGTTGTTCCGCTGGCATATCGGCATGTTCGTGAAGGATTGGCGCTATAACGCGCGCATCGCGAACATCGACGTAAGTGATATGCTGGCCGGCAACGTCGATCTGTGGGCGCTGATGCGCAAGGCGTACTACCGGCTCCAGTCGCGCCGTCGCGACAGCATTTCGAGCCGGATCGCGATCTACATGAACCGCGACGTGCTCGAAGTCCTCGATGCTCAATCGACTGACCGCGGTCTCACCGCGAGCCGGGAGAACTACACGTCGCTCAAGCCGGCAAACGTCGAGGGCAAGGAAGTGCTCACGTATCGCGGCATTCCAATCCGCGAAACCGACGCACTGCTCAACACGGAGGCTCTTGTTCCCGTAGCCGCCTGATCTGGCTGGCCCGCTTCGGCGGGCCGCCGTCTCCTCATGGCCGGAAGGACGAACGAAAGGCAGTCCAATGATTTTCGATAAAACGCTCCTGCTCTCCGATGCTCAAGCTATCACCGCTGGCGCTCCATCGGACAACACCATCGATCTCGGCGCGACCGGCCGGGCGATGTTCGCAGCCGCTGATCTCGTGCGCGATGTCGGCAAGGGCATTCCGCTCCTGATCCAGGTTGTCGAGGACTTTGACGCGGCCGGCGCGGCCACGCTCACGATCTTCCTGCAAACGGACAGCGACGACAGCTTCGCCTCGCCGAAGACGGTCGCGGTCACTCCTGCGCTCGATCTGGCGACCCTCAAGGCAGGCTATCAGGTCAACTTCGATTACATCCCGCGAGGGGTGGATGAGCGCTACATGCGGCTCAGCTATTCGGTGCTTACCGGCCCGATGACGGCTGGCAAGATCACCGCTGGCGTCACCATGGGGAACCAGACGAATGGCTAAGGTTGTCGCGAAAGAAAGGGGCTACTTCGGCGGCGAAATCCGCGAGCCCGGTGCGCGCTTCTTCGTTCCCGATGATCTGTGGCAGGACAAGGCGCGCCGGCCGAAGTGGGCCAAGCTCGATCCTGCCCATGCCTTCGGCGGCAAGGGCGATCACGACGGCGACAGATCGGTCGGCGGATCGAAGCCAAAGCCGCCTTCCGAGCCTGCCGGCGACAAGGCTGGCGTCGTGATCCCGGCCGATTGGCAGAACAAGTCGGCGGCCGAACGCAGGGCGCTCGCCAAGGCGATCACCGGGCAGAACGTTCCAAACGCGACGGAAGCGGACAAGATCATCTCGGCCTATGTCGAGACGACGAAGCCCGAGGTATTCGGCGACGCGCCCGAGCCCGAGACTGTGAGGCCCGGCAACGGCCTTCAGGACGCGCTTGGTGGTGTGCAGCCGGATTGGGTCGCGCCCGATCCTGACACGCCGAAGCCGGTCGCCGATTAAACGGATGAGCGGTTTCGGCCGCTCATTTTCACACTTGGCTTAAGGGGCTGAATATGTCGATCAAGCAAGAGATCAAGGCTGGGTGGGAAGCGTTTCTCGCAACGGTCAAAGCCTCTCCCGCGGCGTTTGCTTACGGCATTGGCATTGGCTTCGTGGCCGGCGCGATCCTCTTCTGACCATGAAGCTCGCCAGCCTCAAACAGACATACGGCGATGTTTCCAGCAAGCCGGCCGGCGCTGAAAGCGACGAATACTATCCATCGCTCTATCTCGACGAAAAGCAGATCGAGGCGATGGGAGTGGAGACGGTTCGCGTCGGAACGGAAATGGCAATGCTCGCGACCGTCCGCGTTTCGAGCATGAGCGAAAGCAAGAACGGCTCGCGCTCGATGTCATTGGAGATCATCGAAGCCGGCCTGAAGCCCAAGGAGAAGGAAAAGGACGCCGCGTCGATCCTGTTTCCTAACGGATGAATGGCCGCGATTTACAACGAACAACGCGTGCTCGGGGTGCGCCTCGTCGCTGACGGCACGAAGCTCTACAACAACCGACCCGCGATCGGCATCACTGCGGCTGCGGATGGCGTCATGTTCGTCGGTAATAAGCGCGTTCGGGGTGTTGCGGTTCTCACAACAGACGTTGCCATTCAAAACGATCAACCTGTCGTCGGAGCGGTTCTGATCGAGGACGGTCGCACGCTCTACAATCACCGCGAGGTCGTGCCCGTCCGCGCTGTCAGCGGGGTGCTGGCATGAGTTCAGAGGTTTACATCTGCAACCTGGCGCTCTCGAACATCGGCAAGACGAACATCAACGATCTTGCAGAAGCGAGCGCGGAAGCGCGCGCGTGCAATCAGTTTTACGCGCACACCCGAGACACGCTGCTGCAAGCGTATCCGTGGCGCAAGGCGCGCAAGACGCAATCCCTTGCCGAGGTTGCGAACGATAAGCCGGGCCGCTGGCGGTATGCCTATCGCATTCCGAACGATTGTTTGAAGGTCCTGTGGATCAGATCGGAACAAGAGATCGGCGGCGCGCCGGGCAGTGCCGAGATCCACGCGGATGATACGCAGCAGAACCATCCTTATGAGATCGAGGGCCAGACGCTCTACTGCAACCTGTCGCCCTGCTACCTGACCTATACGTTCCGCCTGACCGATCCGACGAAATTCACGCCGCTGTTCATCGAAGCTCTAGGCTGGCATCTGGCCGTGCGCCTCGCCATGCCGCTGACGCGCGATCCGAAGGTCCGGGCCGATGCTTTCCAGCTCGCGATGCAAATGCAAATCGCGGCCGAAATCGCTGACGCAAACGAGGTTCGCGAGACATCGGATCACGACAGCGAGTTGATCGAGGCGCGTGGCTGATGGCTGATCTGCGCGCTTACCAACCCGCATTCACTGCCGGCGAGCTGTCCCCAGCGCTGGGCGCTCGCGTCGATCTTGCGAAGTTCTCGACGGGCCTCCGGACCGCGCTCAATCTCTTCATTCACCCGCACGGCGGCGCGTCGAACCGGGCCGGATTAGAGTTCGTCGGCCAAGTGAAGAACAGCGCGCACTATGCGCGCGCCATTCCTTTCCAGTTCAATACCGAGCAATCCTATATCCTGGAACTCGGGGATCACTATCTGCGCGTCTACCGCAACGGCGGCCTCGTCCTCTTGAACGGCAGCCCCTATGAGGCAGCGACGCCATTCGCACACACTGAGATCGACGAGCTGGTGTTCATTCAGGAGGCCGATGTCATGTACATCTGCCATCCTGATCACCCGCCTCAAAAGCTATCGAGGCTGGCCGATAATGACTGGACGATAGGGGCAGTTTCATTCACGCCTTCCATCCAGCCTCCGACCAATGTTGCCGTAGCAGCTTCATTCAAATACCGCTCCGGCAGCCGCGGAACATATAATTTCAGGGTGACGAGCATCAGCGCGACTGACGCCGAAAGCGCTATAAGCGGGACCTCTAACGGCGTGTCATTCCAATACCAGAATGACGACGGTCGCTACATGCGGGTGACATGGAACAAGGTCCCTGGCGCGGTCGCATACAACGTCTATCGACACAACGGGTCTGGCGTTACTGGCCTTGTGGGGACCGTTTTCAGCAACGAAATCGAATTTCCATCAGGCGACGTTGTTGGCGATACGGCGCATTTGTGGCCAAGCTCGTCTCAGCCTGGCGCTCCAGCAGTGCCGACAAACGTGCGGGCGTCAGTGGAGTTCGGCAAGGTGTACACCTACGTCGTCGCTGCGGTCGCTGAAGAAACTGGTGAGGAAAGCCTTCCCTCCGCTTCGGCCTCCGTCAATAACGATATGAAGTTCGCAGGGAACAGAAACATCATCACTTGGGACCCGGTTCCTGGCGCTTCGGCTTACATCATCTATCGCGAAGATAACGGCGTCTATGGATATATCGGTCGTTCCGAGACGACTTCCTTCGTCGATGAAAACATTACTCCTGATCTGGCTGATGGGCCTCAACAGGCTCGCAACCCATTTGTCGGGGCCGGCAATTATCCGCGCTGCGCAACCTTCGTCGAACAACGTCTCGGCTTCTTCTCAACCCGGAATGATCCGCAGGCGGCGTGGCTTTCGCAGTCTGCCAACTATGAAAATTTCGGCGTTTCTGAACCGGCGAAACCGAGCGATGCGGTCACGTTCCGGATCAAAGCCCGGCAGGTCAACGAAATCCGCTCCGCTCTCGCGCTGCGCGGGCTGATGCTGCTCACGTCTGGTGGCGAGTGGGTCGTCAGCGGCGGCAGCAATTCCGATGCGATCTCACCGTCAGACATCAAGATTGAGCCGCAGGGATATCGCGGCTCGTCGCTCGTTCAGCCGATCGTTGTCGGGAACACGGTGCTCTTCGCCCAGGAGCGCGGCGGCGTGGTGCGCGATATGTCGTACCAGTTCGCTGACGACGCGTTCGTTGGCAAAGATTTGACGATCCTCGCGCGCCATCTTTTCGAGGGCAAGGAGATCAAGGCGTGGGCCTACGCGCAATCTCCATATTCGATCGCGTGGGTCGTGCTCGATGACGGATCGCTCGTTTCGCTCACCTACATCAAAGAGCACGAGGTTTGGGCCTGGACGCGGCACGCAAGTGGGGCCGGCGCGTATTTCGAGGACGTGGCGGTCATTGCCGAGAACAAAGAGGACGTGCCCTATTTCATCGTGCGCCGCACGATCAAAGGGCAGACAGTGCGGTATATCGAGCGGCTTCACACGCGCTCGTTCAAGTCGATCGAGGATGCGTTCTTCGTCGATTGCGGCCTGACCTACGACGGCCCGCCGGCCACAACGATAACCGGGCTGGATCATCTCGAAGGCGAGGAAGTGGTCGCGCTCGCTGACGGCAACGTCGTGCGCAATCTCACTGTGGGGCCTGTGGCCGGCGGCATAGGCGTCACGCTGCCCAACGCGGCCTCGAAGATCCATATCGGCCTGTCCATGATCGCTGCGCTCGAAACGCTCGATCTCGATCTCGGGCAGCTCGAAGGGCTCGGAACCGTGCAAGGCCGCATGAAGTCGGTCAGCGAAGTAACACTGCGCGTCGAGAAAACGCGCGGCATCTTCATCGGACCAAAGGACGGAGATCGCAACAGCCCGCATCTGGTCGAGTACAAGCAACGCTCAACCGAGGCATGGGGCGAAGCAATCCAGATGTACACGGGCGACATTCGCATCACGCCGCATTGGGATTGGAACACGTCTGGCTCGATGTGGGTGAAGCAGTTCGATCCTCTGCCCATGACCATTCTCGCCATCATGCCGGACGTTACCATTGGCCGCTAAAATCGAAATCGTTCCGGCGCGAGCTGCGCACGTCAGGACCATCGCCCGTCGCATGCGCAAGGCGGATCGGGATGAGGTCAAGGCCGCGTCGGGCAAGTCGCCTTTCGAGGCGCTGGCCTATTCGCTGCGCAAGTCGTCAGCCGCATGGACCGCCATGGTCGACGGTCGTCCAGAGGTCATGTTCGGCGTCGGTGACATCAATATTCTGACCGGCGTCGGCGCGCCTTGGCTGCTGGGAACGGATGCCGTCGAAAAACACTACGTCGCGTTTCTTCGCCATTCGGTGAGTTGGCGGGATCAACTGTTGCGGCGCTATCCGGTGCTGAGAAATTTCGTGGATGATCGGAACCGTGTTGCGATCCGTTGGCTTCGATGGCTCGGGTTCACGCTCTCCGATCCCGTCCAGATGCGAGGCCGCGCGTTCCGCATGTTTG